ATCGACATACTATGTTGCTGTAATCCCCGACATACTTTTTAGGGTTTTTTGGATTAAATTTTGTTTTGTATGCCATAAAATTATTTAGGGAATTTTATCTAAATACTAATAGTTATGGCTTCACAGTACACGTATCCTTCAGGGGTTTATGCTGCCGAACAACCTTTATGGTTGAATTTTTATTCTGCTCCATATTCATTAAAAAATATGGAACGAACCAGAGCTGGGGTTGTAAATAGAGCATTTGCTCAAATTAAATTACCTATGCCAAAAGAACCAGGTTTTCAGGTAGCTCATAATTATGGTGAAAGCAACAATAATCCGGTAGGCCCTATACTGTCTAGGGCGGGCATTGCCAATAGTGGTGGAATGAATGTTGGTGGGGGTTTACAAATGCTCGCAAGAGTTATGCAACCGGCTTTGTTTTATCATGAAAGAATGTTTGCGACTTCCACGTATCGTCGTTTTAGCAATATTGCTGAAATGACAATGATTTCGGAAGGCCGCAAACAATACTTTTTTCAATATGTGTTAGTTCCAAAAACAGCAGAAGAATCGATTGCAATTGAAGAAATTGTTGGAACTTTTAGAAAAAGTTCTTATCCAGCCGTAGCAACAGGATTACCAGAGAGGTCGTATCCTCAAAATTTATGGACCTTAGCAGTTACAAAAGGTAATGGAGTTGCTTTAGGTGGTGAGGAAAACCTTACTGCAAATTGGTTGGGCGAGCCTCTTGTTTGTGTTTTGAACACGGTTATTGTTAAAAAGAACGATGACGCTGATACTGTAATTCGATATTTACCTAACGGAGCTTCATCTGTTACTTTATTGGGTTTAGTTTTTACAGAGTTTGAAACTGGTACATACGTCCCAGAAACAAACTCTATTTTGTCAAAATCGGAAATTTCTTATCGGTATTTTGGATACAATGGATAACAAATGAAATATTTTGAAAATTTACCAGAAACAACCTTTAATACCACAATAGGATCTTTTGTTGTTTCTAATTTTTTTACTTATCTTGATTTTTCTGATGTTCCAGCAAATACTGATACAATTAATGTAGATTCTAAAACCCATTTGCTTGAAGCTTCTGTCAAGACATATGGTGACCCAAATTCTTTTTGGGCCTTTTTAATTGCCAATAAAACAATTAATCCATTTGATTTGCTTGCTGACAACATTACTTTATTTACTCAAGCAAACCAGAATAAAATAAACTTTAAAACAGCCACATCAACATCCGGCACCACAGGAATTGCTTTTCCTCAAGGAACAATAATTTTACCTTATGCCGACAATACTGGTTACACGGCGGAATTTACTTCTATTGGCAATTTTGATTTAAACGGTCCCTTTGCGGTGGTGGAGTCTGTTTCTTACTACGGTGGAGCAATGGTTATTAAGGACCAAAAGGGTGCCACATATCAGTTCTTGACGCCAACCGGAGCAACTGGACAAAGGCTTACTGCTGTGTTTCCAAACGGAACAACTTATTCCATAGATAATTCTGCTTATATTACAAAAAAACAATCTTACTTATCTAAAGTTGTTGACACACAAAAACCAGAGGATGGTAGAATTTTTAAAGTAAGCACTGATGAAGATTCATTATTACCCGTAAAACCAAATGCACTAACAACTACATCTACAACGGAAACAACTGTTTTGCAGGCCATAGAAGATAAATCCAAAAATATTAAAGCCTTTTTACCATCTGATCTTGGTTTGTTGAGAAGTCTGTTTACAACGGTTAAATATAGTTGATATGCCACGTCCAAATACTGAAGCTCGATTTAATCCCGCATATTCTACTGTAAAAGCAATTTACTTGCAAAGTAGTTATAATACGGAAAGTGTTAATATTTTAATTCAAAATACCGAGTGCCAATTTGAAAGATTAGAGTTGGTCGAAAATGTAAATGATGTTTTCCCCAATGGTGTTATTGTAGTACGAGATACAAAAGACATTGTTGGTAGGATGAAACATTACAAAATAGACAAAGCTACTATAGAATTTGTAAATGGTACAAAGTGGAATGTAAACATCACTTCAGTAGGTTATTTAAATAATGCAGCTTCTGAAACTGAAGAAAATTATGTTGGGCTTTACATTTCTAACTTATATTATCAAAAAGTACAAAAAACTTCATTAAATCAACTTATTGCATCATATCAACCTCTTGTATTTACAATAAAACAATTTGTTGATTATGTTAAGGTAAATGTTTTTGGTTTAACTGCCGGGCTGGCTGGTTATAGCGATCCAACCAGCAATTATGTTTTATATAAACCACTTAATACTATTCATGACAGAATTGAGGCACCGTCAGATAATCCCATAGAATATTTAAATTATTTGGCAGCAGGAGCTGTTGGAGAACGTGAAATAAATGAATCCTTTGGTAAACCTCAATTTATGTTTTGGACTGAGTTTGATGGTTCTATAAATTTTAAGTATTTTCATAGAAATCCACAAGATGATCCAAGTGCAAAAGAAGGAAAATTGGATAAAGATTTTCGTAGAATTGGAATTTATGAAGGAGACGCTGTAGTACAAAAATTATCTGATAAATTTGTATATCGAAAAGCATATTTTTATAATACCAATCCTGGTTATCAGTTTATATCTAAAAATTATTATTATATTCGAAAAACACCAAAAATATTAGACAGAACACCTGCAAACATAATATTGCAAGGAACACAAGCAAGAACAAATAATATTTTTAATCCAGGTGCATGTGTAGATATTGAACGACAATATCACTATCAAAATTTGGCTTATCAATTTCAAGATGAGGGACAACGCTATAATATAGAGGTTGTCGATAACGAAGGACTCGGTAAAGCTGTTCCCGGAGCCGATCAACTTATTTACGATAAACATTGGGGATATTACGATGGATTGGATTCCATCAATAGCAGTTCTTCTCACACTTTGTTAGGACAAAATTTTGGTACACAAACTTCCTTTGGGCAAATAAATTTTATGGGATTAACTGGTTTGATGCCATTTGTAGATAACACAGAAATGTGGAAAAACATGTTTGATATGACGGAAATTCACCCAAACTATCCCGAAGAAGGTTTATTTACATTTGGAGCAACGGCTGGAGTTCCAGGATCCGGAAATACTTTGACAGACCCATGGCAAACAAAACTACAATATGTTATGAATGTAAGATATGAAACGTTTGCAAATAATATAACCGGCGCAGATGAACGTTTGAAACAAATAAGAAATATAGAACTGCAAAATTTTATAATGTATTCATTGTGTTGCATGGGTAACCGAAATGAATCCTTTTTGGCAGCATTAACAGCTTTTCAAGAAGATTTGGCATTTGTCGGTGCACAAAATACAACCACGTTTGGCAAAAAGTACCGTTACAAATGGAATAAACTTGTATTTGGTTTAACTGGTACAACTGGTTCATTTGGATTGCCTGTTGGGGGTAGTGGTGCAAGCTGCGGATCTACTTACTACCAAGTTGAATACTGGGGTTTGGATCCTGTTGTAAAATCTTCAGAAACTCAAGACGATACTTGGGCTATAAATTTAAATGAAAGAGGAATCACGCCAGGTTACGTTGCTCCTGGATGGGTAGGAGAATGCATTCCTTCTGGGTTTGAATATAGACCGATAGGAGCCCAAACATATCCGCTTACTGGCATTGCAGGAACGCAAAGCGGGTTGTGTGGTTCTGTATTCCATGTGGTTCGAATGCACAAACAATCGGATGGTAAAAATTCTTTTTATTATTTTACAGCAGAAAACGTAATAGACGGATGTTGTCCGTCAGGGTTATAACATGACTGCCAAACAGATAATAACATATGGAACAAATTACTCCCAAGAGGCGTTTTATTCTCCAACTTCCCGGGGAGCATATGATTGCGCAAATGCACAAATTGCACGTGGTATTACGGGCATACCCAATACTTTGGACGAGTGTTTTAATAGATTTGGTAATGTAAAAGAAATCGCTGAACTTTTGGGTTTTATTACTGGTTCCTGTGGGCCCATAAACACTGCGTGTGGATCTGGTTCAACTACATATGGTTATACTTTGTGGACTGGTGCCACCACACAAGGATTAAGCGGTGCAACTTTTATTGACATGTACTTGAATAATACAGCAAAGGAATGCAGTTCGGTAGTGGGGTGGCTTGGCACCGGTTGGCTCGGTTGTTTGTGGGGAACTCCAGATGCACCATTTAGCTGCACATGTCCATCGATAGGGCCACAATTTGAAGCTTATCTGAAACATAGATTAAATGTTGCGACTTTTTGGAATACACCAAAAAATATGCCAGTAAAACGCGCAGAATTTTTGGATGCATTAAAATATGGTCAAAAATCAGACGTGACTGTTGCGGGCGACTTTAATTTAAAAATTGGCCAGGTCGTTTATATACGCGTAGATGGTGCCAGCGGGTATCCATATCAACAAGCGGAATCTCCTTTAAATGGTTATTACTACATTATTGGTGTTAAACACGTTGTGACTTTAAACACTCATGAGACGGCCTTGTCCTTAACAAAAATTCCAGAAAATAAAGCTCCTGTAGCCGATGGTGGAACTTTTGCAGCCGATTATATTTGATCTAAATATCTAGATGGCAATCAAAGATTTTTCAATATTACTTGAAAAAGTAGAAAATAACCAGTCTAAAAAAGATATTGGTTTGGTTACTGGCTATAACTCAATTGTTCAAGCTATAGAACAAGTAATGAAAACTCAAAAAGGCGAACTTATTTCCGATAGCAATATTGGTTCAGAATATTTTAGTTTTATTTTTCAAAGTTTGGACAGGGGTAGCCTGGAGTACAATCTTGCTTCATATATTGATGCAGCAATACCACAAATAAATGATGTTAAAGTTATTTTGACTAATCAGTCAGAAGAAACCTTGTCCTTTCAAATACAATTTTCAATACTAGACGGAATTAAAGTTCAAAAAAATGCGTCTTGTTTTATTGAGGTAGACATTTCATGACCTATCAATTAAAAAATTTAAACGTAGCCTCGTTAGATTTTGAAGACATAAAATCGTCTTTAACTACTTTTTTAGAACAGCAATCTGATTTAAAAGATTTAGATTTTAAAAATCCAGCTAGTGCTGTCAATATGTTGTTAAACATATTGTCTACTGTTACGGCTTACAATGGAATTTATGCTCAATTAGGTTTTGCAAACAGCTTTGCAACAACGGCCAGTGTTATGGAATCTGTTTTAGGAATTGCTGCAAATTCTTCTGTTGTAGTAGCTCCTGTTCAATCTGCCAGAGTTAATAGAACAATAACAACAGGTGGCATTACATTAGATGCTTATAGTACTTTTAGTGCTTTAAGTACCAATGGTGGGGATCTTTTCTTTTTTACAACTGATGAAGTTCCGGCAAATAGTTCTCGGTCTGTAAATCTTTATTCTGGAACTGAAGTTGTAAGTTTTACAAACTACGATTATGACATACAGGGTACGCAGTTGCCCTTTACAATAGATCCGGATAGTGTAAGTATGTATGAAACAGTAATCAGCACAGGGCAAATTATCAAGTGGACTCGTGTTGATAAATGGGCTACGACCCAAACAAATAACAATACTCATTTTACTGTGGTCAATAGCCCAACAGGGTATCTTGTAACTAACAATTTTAATACTGCTCGGGAAGTTACCACAGCTAGCGTAATAACAATACAGGCTGTAGTTTCCAATGGTGCGTTGGGAAACAGTGCCACGCTTTATAATCGTAATGATGCAACTTTTGGCACTAATGAGTTGCCAAGTGGTGGATATAATTTAATTAGTGTTGATGAAGCAAAAGCTAAACTGTTGTTTAAAGCTACCGGACAAGAACGTTGTGTAACAGTGAATGATTACATCAACGCAATTTTGAGTTCCGGGATTGCGGGAACTTCCACAGAAGCAAATATTACAGTTGCAAACGACATTTATCCTGGGCAGGTAAAAATCTACGTAAATGGCTTATCTTCCTCAAATATAGAACCTTTAATGTCAATTTTAAGTCAAAAAGCCCCAGCAGGAATAAATGTGGTATATAAGCAATGATATTTTTTGTTTCAGATCTTCCAGCATCAATAAATCAAAAAGTTGCTCTATTGATTGAAAAAGCAAAAGAGCAATATAATTCTGATTATTACGATATTGAAAAAGAAAAATGGTTGGCTGACAAACTAACAATAGAATCGCTATTTCCAACGTGGGTCGTAAAAGAAAGTCAAGCAAATTCAAGTTCCGTTGTGTTGACGATCATTAAAAATTACATGCGTTGGTTATTGTCTTTGGAACGGGGATATGGGGCACAGTTAAATTGGGAATTCATGAGAAGTCCTGCACTTACTAATGATGTGTTTTTAGAAGCATATGCTGATTTTTATTTTCCAGGAGCCGATTTTTCTTTATCCCCATTAAATGGAAAACTACAAAATTTAAGAACCTTTTTACTTAAAGGGGATACCAACTACTTTAATATCAAAGGAACCCCAGATGCTATTAAATATTTGTGTTGCAATCTGTTGGGGTTTGGTGTAACCGATATTGTAGTAGAAACCAGCAACGCATCTATTATGCGAATACAAATTGCTTCTGCAAGTTATTCTAACTTTATGGAATATGTACCATTTTTGGAAAAATACGTGTTACCAGCAGGAATTGGTGTAATTTACGAAAGTATGTAATTTTTGGAGGTTTTATGTTTACTAAGATGATAATGTTTGCCAGTGCTCTGGCATCTCGTGGTTTTACAAATAATAAGACCGATTTGCCCACAAAACAACTTCGTGTTTTATCTTGTTTTGGGTCCAATGAAATACAACCATGTCCTTTTTTACAATCTAGTAGTCATGCTGGAAAACATTATTGCGGTGGTTGTGGGTGTGGTGATAAACCCAGTACCTGGTTAATAAAAGAGGGCCACGATTATTCAAAATTGGATTATCCAATTTTACAATGTCCTATTAAAATGCCAGGTTTTTCAAATTATGATCCTAATTTTTATACACCAGAAACTGAAATAAGAAAAAAACAAATAGAAAACTTTAATCCAGAAAATCTTCAATTTATTCAAGTTACAATAGGCGAAAACGAAGAAAAAGAAAAAATTATAAACTCTATAAACAAAATTATAGATAATTCATAAATATTTTTAAGATGCCTATTAACTCCCGTCAAGAATTCATAGATTATACTTTACGCTATCTGGGTGCCCCCGTCATTCAAATAAACGTTGATCCTCAGCAAATAGAAGACCGTTTAGACGAAGCTTTAAAATTTATGGAAGAAAGGCATTTTGATTTTAATCAAAGAGCCCTATTTGTTTATCAAATCCAACAACAAGATTTAACAAGACAATACTTTGACGTTTCGACTTTTGGAAATGCTTTGGGGGCTCAGATAAATTATTCGGCTACAGGAGCCACTTCTTACTGGCCGATGTCATCTGACATTGTCAGTATATCCAAAGTCTATGCTCCCAGCAGTCAAGTGGTTGGTGATTATATGTTTGATCTCCGATATCAAATGACATTGTTTGATTTTTTTGGTTTGTATTTTAATCAATCTGGTTATCCAATGGGACCCATGGCATCTTACATGGAATCCATGTCATATGTAAAATTAGTAAATGATGTTTTCAATTATCCAGCCTCATACACCTTTACAAAAACTACAAACCGGTTGTTCATCGAGACAGATCGTACTGCAATACAAAATGGAAATTATTTAATGGTTGAGGCGTATGTAAAAATTAACACTAATGACTATCCCAAAGTCTGGGAAGATAGAATATTTAAAAAGTATTTTGCAGCGCTGCTAAAAAAACAATGGGCACAAAATTTAATGAAGTTTGCCAATGTGCCTTTGCCAGGTGGTGCTTCAATAAATGCCCCAGCCATTATGCAAGAGGCAATGCGAGACATTGCAGAAGTAGAAGCACAGCTACTCAAGAACTACGAATTGCCCGTGGATCCTCTAATAGGATAATATATGGCCATAAACCCATACATAAATTTAACTTCATATAGTCCAGAGCAAAATTTGCTTGAGGATATTACTATTGAGATAATACAGGGTGTTGGTCAAAATTGTATATACGTTCCTCGTAAATATTTTAATGTCGATAGAGTCTTTGGTGAAGATCCCGCAACTTCTTTTGAAAAAGCTTACACACTAGAAATGTATCTTCAATCTTTTCGAGGATTTGAAGGCACTGATGAAATTCGTCAGTTTGGTATTGAAATTAAAGACAAGGCAACTTTAATTTTTGCCAGACGCAGATTTAAAGAAGAAGTCACCGATTACGATACGGACATCATCCGCCCACGCGAAGGCGATTTGATTTATTTTCCTCAATCAAAATCTTTGTTTGAAATAAACTTTGTAGAACATGAAAACCCTTTATATCCTTTGGGAAAACTATATTCATATCAAATAACAGCAGAACTCTTTACTTACAGTTATGAAAAGATGATTACACCAAATGATAATGTTAATAAACCATACACCACTACCGGTGGCATGACTGCTGGTGTGACGTTTGACCCGCTCAATAACATTCTTGGAACAACTGCTGGTATTAATAAAATTTTGGATGACGAAGCTTCACTATATAACTTTGATCCAAATAACCCTTCAGACACATGCGGAGTAACCTAATATGTTTGGATATTACTACAATAAAAGTTTAAGAAAGCTGGTTGTAGGCTTCGGCACACTGTTTAGCAATCTGTATGTTCACCACAATAATGCAACTGGGGCTAATACACAACTCAGAGTTCCTGTAACCTATGCATCACAGGAAAAATTTATTCAACGGTTGTTTAATCCCTCGTCTATAACCGATGGAACAAGAATTGAAAATCAGTTGCCAAGAATAAGTTACATAATGAATAATATTTCACCCGACCCCTCAAGGCGGCGTGTAAGGATGTCTCCTTCGATAAAATTAGATACAAACAATAACGTTTGTCAAAATACCGGCCAGGCAATTGCCAACGAAATACCAGTAAACGTACAATTTAGTTTATTTGTATACACACGTCACGTTGATGATATGTTGCAAATTGTTGAACAAATTATGCCATATTTTGTACCTGATCACATTATTTCTTTGGATCTGGCTGACACAGGACAAAACATGAATATTCCGATTGTCATGGCTTCGAATAATATAAATGATCGTTATGAAGGCGATTTGGGTACACGCAGAATCCACATAGTATCTTTTAACTTTGTGGCAAAGTCTTATATTTACGGAAAAGTAAACAATGTAACAACAATAGTGACTGGAACCCCAGAACTAGATTTTGAAACTGATTAAAATGAATGTAAACAAAAATTTAGCTAAATTGTTTTCTGTGCCTGTAAATGAAGTACCATCGGCAAAATCTTCTGGCGGGGGAACTTTTGATGCAGCCAATTTTCAAAAAGACTATGATTTAGTTCAAGACAATTTAAAAAATTTATTAGGAACCGGAAATGTGGCTCTGGAAAGTGCATTGAAAGTAGCAACAGAATCGGATAGTCCTCGCGCATTTGAAGTTGTTGCCATTTTACTGAAGACAATGGCAGATTTAAATAATAATGTTCTTGATGTTCACAAAAAAGCTAAAGATACAACTGGGCAAAAAGTAGAAATAAAACAAACAAACAACTCGGTTTTTGTTGGCTCTACAAAAGATTTGCAAAATTTACTAAACAAAGAAAGAAGTACCGAAAAAGATGTTGTGGAAGCGGAAGTGGTAAATGATGAACAAAAACAACCAAGGTTACCGGAATAATCCAAATTTAAAATTACCGGGAATTGAATTACAATATACCAAAGAACAACTTGAGGAATACATCAAGTGCGCCAAAAATCCTGTTTATTTTTGTGAAAAATATGTAAAAGTAAAAACATTGGATAAAGGCGTGGTGCCCTTTAACTTATATCCTTATCAACAAAAATTTATTAACGCTATCCACGATAGTCGCTTTACTATTTCTAAATGGCCACGCCAATGTGGTAAATCTACTTGTGTGACAAGCTACATTTGCCATTACATTACTTTTAACCAAAGTGTTAACGTAGCTATTTTGGCAAATAGACTAAAAACAGCAAAAGAAGAATTGTTTTCCAAACTTCAACTTGCATATGAAAATTTACCTCATTTTTTGCAACAGGGAGTTGTAGAATGGAACAAGACAAGCTTTAAACTTGAAAACGGGTCCAGGGTCATGTGTGACGCAACATCCTCTACAGCAATCCGTGGTGGCTCGTATAACCTATTGCTGCTAGACGAGTATGCCTTCTTACCTAGCCACGTTGCAGAAGAATTTTATACGTCAACATATCCTACAATTTCTGCAGGTACTACAACCAAACTCATTATTGTTTCTACTCCAAATGGTATGAACCATTTTCATAAGCTTTGGGTAGACGCCAACCGCCCCAAAGACCATAAACTTAAAAATAAGTTTGTTCCAGTAGAAGTGCACTGGAATGAAACACCAATTAGCCCGGGAAATCCAAAACTTAGAGACGATATTTGGGCAGCAGAACAAATTGCTAACACGAGTGCAGAACAGTTTGAACAAGAATATGGATGCAGTTTTCTTGGTTCTGCAAATACTTTAATTGCAACATCAAAATTAAACGTTTTGGCTCCGGAAGAACCAATATCAGATGATTTGGATGGATTGCGCATTTTTGAAGAACCAGATAAAGACAAAATTTACTTTTTAATGGCAGATGTTTCTAGGGGTCAGGGTTCTGATTATTCTGCGTTTACAGTTATAGAAGGTTCATCGGCTCCATATAAAGTGGTCGCATCTTATAGAAATAACACTGTAAGCCCATTTAATTTTCCAAATGTAATCAAAAAACTTGGAGACAAATACAATAATGCTTATGTTTTGGTGGAAACCAACGACATCGGAAGTCAGGTCTCTGCAATTTTATATAATGATTTAGAATATGAAAACTTATTAATGACTAGAGTAATGGGTAGAAAAGGTCAAGTTCTTTCTCAAGGTTTTTCTAATGGAAAAAGCGAAATGGGTATTCGCACCACCACACAAACTAAAAAACTTGGGTGTGCAATTTTTAAACGTTTAGTAGAAGAAGACAAGCTTTTGTTAAATGATGAGAGAATTATTTCAGAATTAACCACGTTTGTATCAAAAGCAAATAGTTTTAGAGCGGAAGATGGCCACAACGACGATCTTGTAATGACTTTGGTGTTCTTTTCTTGGCTTAGCCGACAAGAATATTACTCTGATTTAATTGAAACTGCTAAATTTAATTACGAAGAGGCCCAAAAACCAGAAGATGACAATATTTTGATGTCATTTGATCAAAAAAATGATGATAACGATGGAGAATTTGTTCAAGGGGGCGCAGTTTGGTATCCCACATGAAATTATAAATATTTCATATAAAAAGGGACAAAATGCCATCACTCAGCTCATTGGTCAACTCTAGTCAGTATACAAAAGAAAATTTGACATTCCCGTTCGTAGCCGGTATGAAACTCGGTACTGGCTACGTTGCTCCAGTTTTTACGGGTACTAATGGTGCAGCCTCAAATGATCCTGGTGGCGTATTTGGATGGCTAATTTATGCAAGAACTGCTTTATCGAGTCCAGCTAAAGGCGCTACTACAGATCTTTATATTTCTTATAGCAACCCTTATGATTTTATTGGAGATTTAAATTTATTGTCTGGTGTAACTTCTTGTTTGGTATCAGCTACAGGAGCGGGTGGTACATACGGATTTTTTGTAAATACCCAAGCAAATGTGATAACACCACGAACAGCTGGAGTAGATTTGCTTCATGCACTAAATTATTTTGCATATGGTGGTAGTCTTGTAATTGTGGGAAGTGCGGCGGGTTTATCTGATTACATTACCGAAACTGGTTCTTATTTTGATGTTATCGTAGATCACCGTCACGATAGTACGCTAGCTCAATGGATGATAGATCAGCCATATACAATTGGTATTTTTCCAACTATTCCAGATTCCTCGGGTTATACAGGTGGTGGATATACCTTAGCAAACTTTACAACTCTTTTTGGTAGTGCAAGTTATGTCACCGGAGCTACATCAGTTGGCAAACGAGTTTTTAATGTTTGTGGCCTCAAAACCCAAACCGACATAGACACCACATCAATACAAGAAAACACAAAATTGACTTATACCACAGAAATGACTAATGATGTGGCCGGGTTCTTTGCAAGAACAAAAAGTAGGAATGAAAGTTACTTGAGTGTTGCCGGATTAGACCGATCTAACGTAATTAATGGAAATGTAATTAATTCGGTTAACTGGGATTCTAACCTAAAAACTACTCTAAAAAATAATAGAGCAAACTTTTTTGTAAATTACGATCCAAAGTTTTTAGGATCTGATCTGGTAGGTGCTACAGCTGGAACTTCTATAACCGTCAATGATAGGGTTGGTCCAGCCAGAATGAGAGCCAATTTAAATCAATCGATTAGTGCAATTATATTAAAATACGTGTTTGACATCAACAACCAAACTACTCGCAATCAAGTTATTTCTGACATCCAAACTGCTCTTGAGCCGTACACTCCATTTTTGGATACGACAAAAACACAAATTACATGTGATAGCACAAACAATCAAGAAAATAGCGATACTTTAACTGTAAGTGTTGTAGTGCAACCCATATTGTCTACGGAGTCCTTTATTATAAATCTATCATACACACAACAATGAGTAATTCAATAACGGCATTTAAGGACGCATTTAATGGAGGAACTCGTTCCAACCGTTTTATTGTGATTCCTGAATGGCCAACTGAAATAGGTCAGACAGACGCTGACGCTTCGTTTAAAATTATTTCAGCATCTTTGCCTGCAGTTCAAATTAATACAATAAGCATACCGTATAGAGGACGTTTAATAAATTTTGCGGGTGATCGACAATATAGTCCATGGACAATTGGAGTATATGATGATAATAACTCTCAAAGTTTGTGGAGGTCTTTTCAACGATGGAAAGAGCTGATTGATGGTCATTACACACATAAAGTTACTACAACAAACAACGATTTTACTTATCAACAATATCAAAAAACTTGGACCATTAAACATTTGGATGTAAATAGCAACCAAGTTCTTAGAACAATTTATCTGTACAAATGTTGGCCCAGCATCGTTGGCGAAATACGTTTGGATATGGGCGAAAGCAATTTTGTTGCTTTTAACGTTACTTTGGTTTACGACAATTTAAGAATTCAAGAAATAAACCAAGGAGACTACTGATACGATGCTAAATGAGTTTAAAACAAACTTTTTTGGTGGTACCCGTTCAAATCGCTTTGAAATTATTGGTAACATACCTTATGGAACTCAATTTACCAAATTTCACGTTCGTTCAACTATAGTTCCACAAATATCATCTAAAACTCTTACATATGATTATGCTGGAAGAAAATATCATTATCCAGGTGAACGGGATTATGGTAACTGGGCTTTTACAGTATTAGATGATGTTGGAAACTTAAATAACTTGTGGACCATGTTTCAAACATGGCAAAACAAAATTAATAACCACATAACCAATAAATCTTTTTTATTAGGTTCTGGGCAATCATATAAAGCTGATAGCTGGCGCATTCGTCACTTAAATTTAAATGGCGATCAAGATCCTTTAAAAGAATTTGTACTGCACGGATGCTGGCCATCGGTTGTCCAGCAAGTCTCTCTAAATATGATGCAGCCTAATACGCTGACATCTTTTAATGTAATTATTGTTTACGATTACATTGAAATTTTGAACGTAACAAGTAGGTGAAAAATATATGGAACTAGAAGCATTTGGATTTGAATTTGGAAAAAAAAGAACCACCAAGCAAGAAAAGCAGGAAAAAAGCCTGCAGTCGTTTACTGCACCTGAAATTTATGACGGCACGGTAACGGTAGAAGCTGGTGGTTTTTTTGGTACTGCATTGGATTATGCAGCCCATATGCGCGATGAAAGCGCTTCAGTTGTCCAATACCGAAACATGTCGATATATCCTGAAGTGGATAATGCTGTTGATGAAATTGTAAATGCTTCAATTGTTTTGGGGACTGACAGAAAACCCGTAAAAATTGATTTATCAGATTTGCCTGTTCCGGATACCATTAAAAACAAAATTCAACGTGAGTTTGACAGAGTTTTGCATCTTTTAGATTTTAACAACAAATCTTATGAGATGTTTAGACGTTGGTATATTGATTCTAAAGTATTTTATAATTTGGTAATTGATAAAGATTTGCCAACAGAAGGCATTAAAGAAATTATACCAATTGATCCATTAAAGATCAAAAAAGTTCGAAAGATAAAAAAAGAAAATGAAAGGGTTGACGGACAAACAGTTTCTTTAATTAACGATATTGAAGAATATTATTTGTACACCAATACAGACAAAGAAACATATTTGATGACCGGTCCTGGAGGACTAAAGCTTTCTTTGGATAGCATTGTTTATGTTCCTTCCGGAATTGTTGATTTGAACACCAAACGAGTTCTTGGCTATTTGCATAAAGCAATTCGTCCTTTGAACATGCTTCGCCAACTAGAAGATGCTCTTCTAGTTTACCGCATTGCACGTGCTCCCGAACGTAGAGTGTTTTATGTAGATGTTGGGCAGTTGCCAAAACAAAAAGCCGAACAGTACATGAGAGACATGATGAGTCGTTTCCGAAACAGGCTTATCTACAATCAAGCAACTGGTGAAGTTCGTGATGAAAGAAACCACCTTTCTGTTTTGGAAGATTATTGGTTGCCCCGCCGTGAAGGGTCAAGGGGAACTGAGATTACAACGTTGCCCGGTGGTCAAGCCATGTCACAGATCGAAGACGTTGATTATTTTAAAAAGAAATTATACAACGCTTTAAATGTTCCAATAAGCCGTTTGACTTCAGAATCTACCGGATTCAACATGGGTCGGTCTGTAGAAATTACCCGCGAAGAAGTGAAATTTTATAAGTTTATTGATCGTCTTAGGCATCATTTTTCAAAGGTATTTTCGGACACATTGCGTGTGCAATTGCTTTTAAAGGGTGTGGTTACCGAAGAAGATTGGAGAGAATTGCGTGGAGACATTAAGTTTGTATTTAATACTGATAATTATTTTTGGGACCTTAAAGAATCAGAAATTTTAGCTGAAAGATTAAAAATGCTTTCATATGTTGATCCATACATAGGCAAGTATTTTTCTACTGCTTATGTTCGTAAACACATTTTACATCAAACAGAAGAAGATATGCGTGGTATGGACAAAGAGATGGAAATAGATAAAGCCAGAATGCAGGCTGAACAAGCAGCATTGATGGCTCAACAACAAGCCCAGATGGAAGCGGAAGCGCCGCAGGAATAATATATGGAGCCAATAAATAAAATTTTGCTTAAAAATGGAATCCGCGAAATGATCTCAAAAAATGAGAATTATTTTAAGAAAAATATAGTACAAACTTTAGCATTTAAGTTAAATGAATCAATGAAAGAAGTTCGACGTTCAATTGGCTCGCAAATTTTAATGGAGCCCAAGTTTACGGAAAATAGTAATGAATTGCAAAATTTTATACATTTTTGTGAATCTTTTAAACCTGGCAGATATACATTTAAAGATGAATTTGTTCTAAATATTACAGAATCTGATATTGAAAACATAAAGTGGCTTTTTGAACATTTGGGTCCAGAAAAAAGAAAAGAAATGGTTCAAAACATATTTGCAAGCCCTTCTTCGTTTAAACAACACCTTGATTTTTCAAATTCAGTAAAAGGAAAACTATGAAAAATACAGTCCGCGAAATGCTAAAAAACGTAATACAAGAAAATGCTGTTTCTTTTAAAGAAAATACCGGCAAAGCATTGTACACCAAAGTTGCTTCAAAACTTCAAGAACAATACAAAGTAGTCGCACAAAATTTACTGAGACCAACCAATGAAACTGATAACAGAGCTAACTGAAGACATTAAATATATTAAAGAAAATGTTGGAAACGGCGAAAAACACTATTTTATTGAAGGTGTTTTTATGCAAGCGGAAAAAAAGAACCGTAATGGACGCATTTATCCCAAAAATATTTTAGCAAAAGAAACAGGTCGTTACATCAATGAATATGTAAATAAGGGCAGAGCAATGGGTGAATTAAATCACCCAACTGGCCCAACAGTAAATCTTGATCGTGTTTCACACATTGTTAAAAGTTTGCACGAAGATGGAAACAACATCTATGGCAAGGCTAAAGTTCTTGATACGCCAATGGGCAAAATTGTTAAAAATTTGATTGATGAAGGAGCTTGTCTTGGTGTTTCTACTCGTGGCATGGGTTCATTAAAGTCTAGAAACGGTTACCAAGAAGTTCAAGAAGATTTTATGTTAGCTGCGATTGATATCGTAGCCGATCCATCTGCTCCAAATGCTTTTGTAAATGGAATCATGGAAGGCAAGGAATGGGTTTTTGAAAACGGCATGTGGACAGAAAAACAACACAACGCGGCTGTTAAATTAATTAAAAATTCTTCTGGAAAAAACTTGCAAAAAAATATTGTAAAAATATTTGAAGATTACTTTAAAACACTTTCATGATTGTAAAGCTTCCAACCAATACCCAAACATATCTTGTTTCCTTGATGGAATACAATATTGCGCAAAATCCTCATGATTCTGCGTTTGCTGAAAAACGCTTGTATGAGGAGTGGTACAATCCTATTGATTGGGTCAAAGGCGCAGTAGATAAAGGAATTGAATTTGGAAAGGCTGCGTATGGCCCATCTGACGAGGAACGTGCAAAACAACGAAAAGAAGCCAAAGAAAAAGAAGCTCCAACAAAAAAAGTAACAACTGGCGGTGGATTTGGTAAAGGAGATATGGGACAATCTGCACCCAAGCCACATGGATTTATGACTACTTTAATGGGTGACAGCGAAGAAGTCGGAGAAGAAGACAGTCCAATTTTAAAATTATTGGGTGCGGGAGGTTTGGGTATTTTGGGTGGAGTTGCTGGAGCCGCAGGACAAGCTGGTGCCGGGTTGGTAAAGGGATTGGGACAATCTTTAAAAAAATTTGGATTATTGGGTAACATTGGGGGATCTGCATTAGAATATGGTGCCAAAGGAATTGCCAGTTTAGGAAAACAAGCAGAAGAAATTTCAGGAAAAACTTGGGCAGAAGATCAGTTTGCAAAGATTGGACAAAGTCAGATGGAACTTGCTGCTCAGGGTGCAGGCTCTCCATGGACTCCGTTTGTATTGTCAAACAAAAAACAACAAAAAATTATAAGTCCACAAGAACGACAAGCAGCAGCATATGATGCCGAAACCAAGAGACTGTCTGGAGAACTACAAGCTCGCGATGTAAGATCAAAAGCCAAAGCTGCAGGATTAATACCCTAAAAAATAATTTAATATAAATAATTTTACGATTTAAGGATCCTTTGAATATGAAAAACAATAAAAAATACACAATCTCTGAAGCTGCTGCCGAGGCTATGGGTCTTGGCGCTATTTCTGACGGAAAGCCAGACTTCGATGTCAGTGGACGAGGTTCAATGACCCCATCACCAGTAATTTCTGCTGTTCCGGTAACAACACCACAACAAGCACCAGTTGTTCCTAGCAGCATGGCTATGCATGCTATGTCTTCTTCGGCACCAGCACAATCCGAAGAAGAAACAGAAGAAGAGACAGAAGAAGAGACAGAAGAAGAAACAGAAGAGCCAACAGAAGTTGAAGAGCAAACTCGCGCTCAATTCCGTTCTGCTCTCGTTTCTCTTTTAGGCGAAGAAAATGCTTCTGTAGAATTAGTTGAAAAGCTAGAAGCAATTTTTGAAGCTGCTGTAACCGACCGCGTTGAGCGCACAGTCGCCTCAATAGTTGAAAGTGTTGATGGCAACGTTAAAACCTATCTTGATACAATCACAGAATCTTTGGTAGAAAAGGTCGAT